CTGAAATAGAAGGATAATTAGGTTGAACTAGTCCGGAGAATAATAATCCTTGAACTTTTTTATCAAGTCTAATACCACCAATTGTACCTGTTGCAAGAGTATTATAAACATTTTCTTGGTAAGCTCTTGCTTGAGTAGCTTGTTGTTTTTTCTTCTCTTCTTGTTCTGCAAGTTCTCTTTCAATAATTTCTTCTTGCATTGCATCCAACTTTGGTTTAAACTGATTAGCTTTTTGTTCTAATCTATTTAAATCTTTCCAATCTTGGATTTCAGATTCAATTTCTTCTGGTGTACCAAATCCTGTAGCATAAAGATACTGTCTTGCAATTTCTGCTTGATCATGATCATCTGTAGGATCAAGTTGTCTCATTTCCTCTACATGAGCAAGTGTTCTAAACAATCCTTTAAGATCTTGTCCACCATCTGCTACATACTTAGCAGCAATTTGAAGTTCTTCTGGTAATGCTTCAAAGAATTCTCTTGGAGTATTTCTTCTAATTTCATCTTCCCTTTCTGCAAAGTTTGCTTCAAATAACTCTCTGAAATCTTTAGTAGTATATTCTTCAAGAGGTTTATCATCTTCAAAGGCCATTAAACTACCTTCTTCAATCATTTTTTGTGCTAGTTCATAAAGACCAGATTTATCAACCTTTGGTCTTCCTTTATTACCAGCATCTTCTTCTTGAGTAATTAATTCATTGAGTTCATTAATTGTTTCCTCAATTTCAACTACTTTATCTTCATCAGCAGCAGTGTTGTTTTCTTTTGCAGACTTTGATGGGTTGTCAAAGAACGATGTGTCTACTTTTTCTCCTTTAGAAAACATAGACTTTGGTTTATCTTCTTCTTTACCATCTGATGGAAGCATTACATTTTCTGCTCCCGGCATTCCAAAGATATCATCAATATTTACATCTACCTGTTCTACCGTTGTAGAATCTTGTACCTGATCATCAGGCTTGTTGTTGGTTGTTTCCATTGTTGTTGGTTTTTGTTTATATATTAATATACAAAATAAATTTTAAAAATTTAATGGTTCCCTGAAAAAAAATTGTAATATATAGCTAACTTACTTTTCTTTATTTGGTTTAACATCATATTTATTTTTGTTTTCTTGTGCAATTTGTAATTGTTTCTCAGCAATTTCTTTATCAGTCTGTAATTTCTCACGTTCTAATTGATTCTTTTGATTCTCAATTACCATTCTATTTGTTTCTTTTTCTCTTTGTAATCCAGTTTGTTCTTGATACTGCTCAGTTTCACGGATGTCTTTCATGGCATCTCTATAGTCTGATTCTTGATTTTGATTAACATCACCCATTGCACCATAACCAGCAGCTCTAATTTCAGCAACCAAGATATCTCTTTGTCTATCTTTATCTTTTTCAGCAGCAGTAGCATCAATCTTCATTTGTTCAATCTCTTGTTGTTTCTGAAGTTGTTCTTGTTGCATTTGTTGTTGCTGTTGCATTTCTGCTTGTTTCTGAGCTTGAACTTTTTGTTCAGAATCTTTAAGAGCACTATTAAGAGATGCAATAGATTCTGATTGTACAACTTTTCCTAAATCATAAATACTAGCACCTGTAGTATTATTTTGTAATGCCATTTGTTTTAACTGCTCTAGGACAGCTCTATGATTTGCATTTGTACTTATAGAAATATTAAGATCTCTAAGTAATAGGTCTGTTCCATTTATTTCAAAGTTTACTTTTTCATCTGCTGATGTAAGATAAGTTAATCTTGAAGATGGTTTCGTAGAATGATAGTACTGTGCTAAGTCAGTTCTCATTTGATGAACTCTTGGCATTAAGTAATCACAGTGTTGGATAAAGAATATTTCTGTTTGTGCATAAGAAGCAGCAACAGCTTGTTCAACTCCAGTAGCAGTTTGTTGAGATATTTGTTGTCCCATTCTTTGTGGATTCACACCAATTACTTCATATGCTTGTTGTTTAAAGTAATTAGCAAGTTGAATCCTTGACATCAATCTATTTGTTTGTTCTAGATCAAGTTTTTGGAAATGTTGGAAGTTTAATGCATTCTCTGTGTTTGTAATAGAAGTATCCAATGGTAACATCTGGAAGTTCTTCATTGCTACATATGCTTTAGCTAAGTTACCTTTCCCCCAGTCTTCTCCTAATGAGTGTCTTGGTAATGCATTTTGATCAAGTAATATTACAGTACCAAGTTCATCTACTAGTATATCTGCAATCTGATTGTTGACAATATTATATCCAATCTGGTATGGTTTCATTAAGTCAATAAGTGCAGTAGATTTAGTATTTCTATCAGAGAATACTGAACCTTCTACAGGAAGTTTACAACCATATAATGTGTTGTCTCCTTTGAATTGAAACTTAAGAGGTCCAATATGGTTTCTATCTATACCAATATAAATTGGAGAGAATCCTCCCGGGTTATTCATACCCCAGAATGAAGGAATGTTTGGTCCAATTTTTACACCACCCCATGTTTCATTAATCCAAATCCAATCAATGTGTTCTCCAAAAAGTAAATTGTCTTTGTTTTTATTTTTAAAGAGTCTTGTATCGTATATTGGTTTATCTGTAATTTGATAATCCTCAGTTACAATATCATTAGTTACTTCACCTTCTTCAGTAATTTTAGTAAGATGCCCTACTTTTCTTTGAGACTTCCAATAACATGTACTTACTCTAAGTAAGTATGCAGTACCTTGATCATAATAATCTTCACCTTCAGCAATGATCTGAGTAATTACATCTGAACCATCTGTTACATTACCTGACATGAATGAAGTATACTGTCTGTATGCAAGTGATGGCATATTAGTATTCCATTCATGTGACTTAGTACCATCATAGAAAGTACCATCATTTTGAATACCTCCAATGTTGTATCCAGCTGATCTGATAGGATACACTGATTCTAATGCCTCATGTTGTTCTTGTGTAAGTACGTGACCAAACTTATCTATAACATCTGAGACAGTATACATGTCAGTTTTACCTACCCAGTTACCTTGTGATGTGTATCTGATATCAGGAGATTTGTGATAAAAAGTAAGTACTGGATTCCATAACTCTACTTCATAATCATCTTCCATCATTTTAAAATGCCAGAATTCTCTATCTGTACAGAGCATGTCTTTAAAACCTCTTTCTTCAAGTTCATCCATACGGAACCTTTCAACATCTACTTTATGTTGGTGTTCGGCCCATTGTTCAACCATCCCTCTATAATCCTTTTTAAAGAATTGTTCAATTTCAGGTAATGACTTTAAACTCTCAGGTTGTAGTTGCTGTTTTGCTTCTTCAGAGTTAGGATCTAAACCTTGTTCTAACATTGCTGCTAACATTTTTGTTGCAGCATCTGCCATTAAAGTTTGTTCTACCATTCCTCTTTTCTGTTCCATCATCTCATTATATGATGTATCATCAACAGCACGGTAAGATAACTTACTTGATCTTTTAGCAAATTCAGCTACTAGAACATTAACAACATTAGGTATAATTGGATAAAACTTAAGTTCTAATGCAGATACATCTTCTTTAGTTAAAATTTCTACAACATCTCTATACTCATTATCTTCTTCAATAATGTAATCTGATTTGTCAATTACTCCCTTAGCAAGTTTGTAATTTTTCATCAGTCTTCTAGCATTTCTACGGATTTGTTTTAATCCCTGCCACTCTAACCAGTCAAGATTCCATGCAGCCCATTCTTCATCTTTATTTTTTTCAGATATAAACTGAAGAGGTTGTGTAATACTACCTAGTCTATTGTGTTCTGTCTTAGCACCCTTTTTAGCCTGTAATGCGTTAATTATTTGCATAACTTATTATTTAATATTTTTAAATGCAGATCTCTTTAATCCACCATTCACATTTGAAGTTTTATGCCCCATATGCTTAAACATACTCTTATTTAATTTAAACAAATTTTCTGACTTTTGCAAGTTTTTAGCTGCTTCATCCATAATTGTTCTTTTAGAATATCCTCTATTAGACTCTTGGATCCTCATAAATGCTACTAATGCAGCAAAGGAAACTAATCTATCCACGTTAACTCCATCTGAGTATTCTCTCATTTCTTTAATCAACATTGGATCAGGAATACGTTCTATTCCATAAGTTGTTCTTACAACTGTACCATCTGGCTTAAGTTCTTGATCTAATTCCTCCTTAGTATATTCTATGGCATAACTAAGAAGATGTGCTTTGAAAAGTGTACCTGTATTCTTCCAACCGTATTCCTGAAATACATTATTATTAGAACCAAGATCTTTTAAGAACATAATCTGACTCTTAGGTACTAGGTATCTTTGTTTCTTTCTGGAGATCATGTATTGAATAAATAATGAAATGTTATTCTCAACTAGGGCCCAGGCATTATACCATTCAATAATTAACTCTAGCATTTGATGAGTTTTATTGATATCATCATATCTACCACACCAAGCAGCTACAATTTTACCTTGCTCTATATATGTTTCTGTTTCTACACCGGTAACTTTAGTAACTTGAACTGGTGCCTTCATTACATAAATAGAACATAATGATTCTGATGTGGTAGTTTTTCCTTCCCCTACGGGGTCAATAGAAGCATAGTATGTACCAAATGAAGGATCAGCAACAGGTCTTTCCCATACTACAACACAACCTGTTTTATCTTCAGTCTTTTTATTTACAGGAAATTCCATTATGGGTCTCTTGTTACTCTTAGTAACTGTTGGTTTTCCATCTACATCAGTAGTAATATCTAGGTATTCATACCCATAGTCTTTATCTTCTATTCTTCTCTCTTGTGCAGCAAGAAGATGTGGAGGAAATACAGATACTGTTCTATGAGCAAATGCTTCTTTAATATTTCTAGGATGCTGAGATATACGGAGCTGGTAGTCTTCTGGAGCAAGTTCATCTTTCCATTTCTTAAACTGTTCCTCTAATGCTTCTATTGCTTCTTCTACAAGTGAATTACCATATTGATCAATATGTGGTGGCATAGACCATTGCTCTGGAATAAATAAACCTGATAAACCTACAGTACCTTTATCATCTATTAAATCTGTCTCTACTGCATAGATATCTTTAGATGTAGGATTTAAAATCATATCTTTCAATGGGTTACATTGTGATAAGTCACCCACAGAACCTGCAGCAATAAACATCCCTGTAGTAATTAAACCAGATCTCATTGCTGGTCTCATGTACTCATATGTCTGATCCATCTTAGGAGCAATCCCAGCCTCCTCATGAAAGAAGTATTTTACCGGACCCCCTACACCATTTGTTGGATCTTTTTCAAATGACATACCTTGTATAGTTCCTTTGAGACCAACTTCATTTTTTCTATCTCCTTTTCTTACTTCAATCTTCTGTTGCCACATCATTACTTTGTCTGGTGACATAGGACGATACCATGCAGTATGTTCATTTAAGAATGCTGCATATTCCTGTAAAAATTTCCAGGAACCTTTCTCATTGATATAATCTTTAAGACTTGCTCCCATCTTAAGAGTAACCCCAGCTTCAAACCATTGTTGATTTATAAACTTACCCATATGGTAATAAGAAGATGCAATCTGACGTTTCTTTAAAATTGCGGCATGTTTATAGTTTAACTCAGCTAATAATTCATAGAGTGCTAAATGATACTGAGCATCTCTAATTTTAGCAAAACCAAAGTTCTGTTCTTCTTTATCAAAGATTGGTAGAAAGTTTAACCACATGTAGTATTCTCTACATACAAACCAAGTTAAGTCACCATCTTTAACTATTATTCCTTTTCGACACTTAGTCTTTTGATCATCCCAATAGTTTATAAAGTCTTTTGACTTGAAGGGAGCTGTACAATATACTCTATCTTTTTTGAATCTGGCTGACTCAGAAATGAATATATTGTTTGTAGTTTCATTGAATTGATACTTTCCAGGTTCTTTAAATATGTCATTAAAGATGAAGTGTTTGAAGTCTTCTCTGGATTCAAAACTTGTGGTTGTCCAGTTTCCATTTTCATAAGTTGGTATATCTTGATAAATTTCACTCATTACATGTCATATGCTAATCCTTGTCCACCACGTACTTTACTTTGTTGTTCTTCTTGAAGATCTTTATAAGCACCTTTAAAAGACTGTCTAATTGCTTCATAGTTTTTAGCTGCAGCAAGTAAAGAGTTAAAGTTTCCGTCTCTACCGTGTGTAATTGGTGTATTCTCCATATATCTTCCTAATCTATCTAACATAGATGCAATACCTTTATATGCTCTAGATGTAGGAGTCTCATACATTCTTTGACAAAATTGTAATGCTACATGTATTGTGTCATCTTCAGTAGAGAATTCTGCACCAATTTGATCAATAATTAAATGTTCTTTATCTACATCTGGTGTAAAGAAAAATGGATTTAAATCAGGATTAGGACATGACATGTAAAACAAATACAAATAGATCTTAAGATATTCATCTGGATATTCATCCATTACATCTTTCAAAGCCTTTAATGTAAAACAATGTTCAGTAGGAATAACTACTCCATTCTGAACATCAAATAATTTAGTTAGTATCATTTCTTTTTAAGTTTGTGTCTGTTATCACTAAGGTAATGAATAATTGCTAATACTTCATCTACTAAATAAGGTATTGCAATTGGCTTAACTTCTTTTAATACAGGTTCTCCATTCTCATCTTTTTTAGTTACAGGATATCCCCAGTCATCTTCTCTTTCTACTTCAAAAGTAACATGATGAACAAATATTTTTCCTGGTTTTAATTTAGGATTATGCTTTAGTATAATATACATATAAATACTCAACTGTAATGCATAATGATAAAAATTACAATCATCTAATGTATCTACAGGAAATCCCATTTTATCAGATTTACCTTCCCAATCTACATATGACTCTATATCAATTTTCTTATTAGTCTTGTAGTCAATGATATTTACTTTACCATTGACTACCTCAACTAAATCTGATTGTCCACAGATACCCGCTGATCTTAAATAGACCATATGTTCTGGATAAACTCCGGGTTCAAGTTTTTGTGATGGAGCAATTTTAACTCCTTCCTTAATTTCTGATGGTTTAAATACAGGTACAGTAACACCTTCTCTTTCCAT